CGCTTCTTGACGCCCATCGACGGGCCTTTCAGCACGCCCCATCCAACTCGGCTCGAATCCTCCAGCATCCGGCGCGCCTTCTGCTCGAAGCGCGTCTCGGCGAACTGGGAACTGATTGCCTTCTGCATGTTCTCGGCGCGAGCCTTGCAGACGATTGAAACCTCTTCGTCGCTCAGTGGCTCTTGCCCAGGCGGAACAGGGATGTCCTGCTCTGGAATGTGCGGCACGTCATCCGGCTCGACGTTCCACGGGTTGTCGTTGTGCGGGAACAGCATGTCAGCGCGACGCGCTGCGGTGATGATCGTGCGGCTGAACGTGATCGCCAGCGTCGGCGATTCGCGGTTTCCGCCGTCGCCATCAGCGCCGTGGTTCTTCGTCGCCGATGCAACCTCAGTGGCGTCGTTGAATCTGCGCTCGTCATCCGCCATGCGCCGATGGATCGGCTGCCACTTGCGAACCAGTTCGTCGAAGTCGCTCTGAAGATCGGACGCGATGTACTGCGCCCGCTTCTCTTCCTTCAACTTTTGCTCGGCAGCCGCCGCGATGGCGACCGGATCAAGCATCGTCATCGCGGGGAAGTCGTTCATCATTAGCTGAACGGGGTTACTTCAGTGCCGCCGGCCTCGGAGAAGTACAGCACCGAGAAGACACCCGGCGCGACGTCTCGAAGCTGGACCATCGCACCAACGATGCCGCCAGTGGTGTTGTTGGCTGCGGTGTACATCGTGATCGTGTCCGTGCTGCTGGTCGTCGGGAACGTGTACGTCACGTCACCCGTGCTGTCGGCGTTGAAGACCGCCAAGCCCTGCATGACGTCGCTGCCAACGGTGTCGATGGTGCAGTTGCCGGTGAACGTGGTGCCGACGTAGAAGTCGTACTTCGCGCCAGTGCCAAGTGCCGGCGGTAGGATGATCGCGATGCCAGCGGCGCGGTTCAGCGTGATGACCCGATTCGCATGCTCCGGCGTGACCGTGAAGGTCGCCGCCGTGACGTTGACCGGCTCGTTCGAGATGTCGGTGAACAGGGCTTGCAGCGCCGTGCGAGCACGCCCGCCGAAGGCGCCAGACAGGTACTGATTGATGCGCGATACGGTAGTTCCAGCCATTTCCATTGCTCCATCAAATGCGCCGCAGCGCGGTTACAGTCCGAAGTCCTCGGACGGGATTGAAATCTGTCGCTCAGGCGCCGAGACGCGGGCGCGCTCGAGGCCTGAACGACATAGATAGCGGAGCGCGTCACAATGATGGTCGTTCGCCTTGACCACCTTGCCCTTCTCATCTCGCCGGTACAGTCGCATCTCTTCGATCAGCCTGGTGCAGGTCGAGAAAATCTTCAGCCTGCCCGTTGAAAGCCGGTCATAGACCTCCTGGATGCCCGCGCTGACCGACTTGTCAGTCGCCGTGATGTCCAGGCCTTCGCGCTGGTACAACTCAAGCGTGCTGTCGCCGTCGCGGCCTGCGCCTGCGGTATCGCCGACACCAGGTATCCACTTGCCCTTCGCTCGAATCGCCGCCGCATGCACCGAGATTTCGGCCATTGCGCGGAAGTACTCGGCGTAGATGTAGACCACATCGTTCTCGCGGTCCCATGCGCCCCAGACAACGGCAGTTCCGCCGTCGTTCTTGGTCGCCGATCCGTATCCAAAGTCAGCCGCGTAGCAGCGAGGAAAGTGCCTCGGCACCAACATTGGCGGGATGACAAAATCTGACTCTGGCACCGGGTAAATCTTCCCTGATCCGACTGACGGGTAGCCCTTGCTGCGCGCCTCACGCTCGTACGGCAGCGTGTTGGCGAGCTTCTGAATCCGCTCCTCTGGCGTGATGTGCGGCACGTCTTCCCACGCGCACATGACGTAGCCGCGCCCACTCGCCTCGTATTCCTCGGCGTTGTAGCTCGACATGAACTGCGGTACGAACATCTGCACCGTCTCGGAGATGCCCGAGAGCGGCGTGAACGTGATCAGGATGCCGCCGTCTGCCGTGCGCCCGCGAAACCGCTGCACGCACTCGGAGTAGATTTCCCACGGCGGCTCTTCATCGAGGTGGATGAAGTCCACGTCCGACGCCTGCCAGCTCTTGCGACCTTCCTTGTACGTCTTCAGCACCACGCGCGACCAGCCGCCCGAGACGTGGCGGATCAGCGCGTTGTCAATCGTGCCGGCAGGATTCGAGATGTACTGAATCTTGCCGATGGTGTGCTTCGGGATGACGCCCGTGCCAATCGCATCGCGCGGCCCGAACAGCTTCGGCTGGATCGACTCGCGGATCGTCTCGTTCGTGTCGCCGCCGACCCACAACTGGATCGGACGGTTGAAGCGCATGCCCTTCCACCAGGACGGATACAGCCCGGTCAGGTGGCAGGCGTCCTCGTAGCCGCCAAGCCCTTCTGACTTCCCGACGCCATTCGCCCCGAGGAACGCACGGTAACGCTTGCGCGCCCCAAGCTCGAAGCACTCAAGGTGCTTGGCGTACAACTCGCGCCGATACGGACCATGATCGGGAAACATCATCGCGAAGCGGTTCTGCCGCTCCCACTCGATCAAGTCCTTCAGCGCATTCGCGAACTCGACCTGCTTGTCTTCCGGCAACTTCGACAGCAGCCGCGCCTGCTCGATCAGCGGCATGCCGCGAAGCGTCGCGATGTCCACTTACGCCTCAGCCATTTCCGCCAAGTAGCAGTGCCGCATGATGCCGAGAAGGACTTGCAGATCGTCCTGGCCGCGCAAGGTCTGAGCGATGGCGCACTGGATCAGGCTCGGCATCACTTCGCCGCCAGCAAGCCGAGAATCTGATCGAGCGTCGAGGTTGCCTTGGCAACGTCGGGCATGCGGTTCGTCATGTCAGCCTCGATCCGCTGCGTGCCATAACGCTTCGGATCCCAGCACGCCAGCAACTTCAGTCGCGTCTCGACGCGCAACTTGCGATGCCCGAGCATGTCTTCCATCGTCTCGGTGATCTTGTCGCCTTCGACTTTGCGAGTGACACCAACCTCTTGCGTATCTGCAATGTGCAGCAAGTCGACGGCAATCTCATCGAATCCAGCAAGTCTCGCGCGCGCGACCCTTTGCGAAAACTTCTCGTCAGCCTCTTCCCATCGCCACACCGTTGTTACGCTTGGCATGCGTTCGTCGCGGCATATCTTGGCTAGCGGCTCGCCGTTGGCAATGCGCTCGCAAATCTCATCCGCCAGTTCCGGCGTGTACTTGCTCGGCCTGCCGCGCTTCGCCGGCTCGGTCTTGTGCGCCTTGCTCATGCGTAGAACCTCACAACCAACGCCAGGAATCGCGCGTCGGCGTTGAGCGTGTCTGCCGTTTCGGTCGGGATGCGATACAGATCAAGGTTCAACATTGCGCCGCGCTCGGACGTTCCAATCGCGCCAATCGGCAACTCCGTATGCTGCAACAGCAGCGCGCCACTCAGCGTCCCTGAGTTTGTCAGCGAGAACACGTCGGCAGCGTCCAGCGTCAGTCCCTTGCGGATGTAGGCAGACTGCATCTGCCAGAACACGCCGCCGGTTCCGCTTGCTGCGGTCCAGTACACAGTGCCGCCGTATCGCGATGCGCCAAAGGGCATGATCAGTTGGAACGTAATCAACTCCGATGACGTCTGGTCGAAGTCGTAAGTGTCGTAGGTCTGCGCCTCGTTGACCGTCGTGAAAGTGCCGGCAGCCGCCGTGGCGTGAACGACATCCTTCGCGAACAGATGATCCTCGCGGATCGGCGTGATGATCCGATTGCTCACTGGTTGATGATCCCGGCATGGCAAGTGCCAGACGTGTACGCCGAGCAATAGATGCGCAGATCTAGACTCCCGTCCATCGTCATGGGCTCGCAGGCATTGTCGACGTAAGTAGCCAGCGTCACCCACTGACCGATGTCAGGAATTGACGCCTGGACCAGAACCGTCCCGACCCACGTGCCGCTCAGGACCATCGTCAGTGTCGGCTTGACGTCATCTGCCCTGCGATAGCGATACGGCCCCACGTAGTCCGTCGCTGCGGTCAGGATGCCAACCTTAGTCACGTTGTCCGCGCGCTGCGGCGCGAACGTGCCTCGTACTGCCGTGACCATCAGCGCGACGAATCCATCACGCTGACGGTGACGATTGGGATGTGCCGCCTTGCCCGCTCTTCAGCCCATGCCAGAACCCGCGCGGCAAGCGTGCCTTCCGATGGCTCAGTGATCTCTCCGGCCATCATGCGCTCGACGTTCTCGATGGCGAGTTCAGCCGGAGTCATGGCGTTTGCAGGTCCACGTAGACGCCACATGCGGCAGCGGTTGCGTCCTTGGCGAAGCGGTACGTCGGTCCCGCCTCAAGGTGCAGCGCCGGGATGCTTGCGGTAAGCACCTGAGCGGTGCCGCTGACGTTCGTCAGAACCTTTGCAGTGCCGCCGACGATGATGTAGATGTCGACTTCTGCCGTCAGCGTCAGCGCATCGGCGCTCACGGACACGCCGCCATAGGCTGCGGTGTTGACGATGGTCGAGAGCGCGGACGTCACTGCCACCGCGTCGGTTGTCGGCGCAATTGCCGTGATCTGTGCCATGTCCTACCTCATGCCGTAAGCGAGACGTTATCGAGCACGCGCGTCGACCCCGCCTCGGTGTAGAAAGAGAGCCGGTTGAATGACCCGGTTGCGGTGAAAGGAACCACGAAAGAACCAACCGACGATGCGTGAGACCAGATCGTGTCGACCAAGGTCGTGTCGAGATACGTCCTGACCTGAAGAACGCCCGTCCCTGTCAGCGTGAATCGAGCTTCCGGCGTAGTTCCGGCGTCGATCCTGTCGATAACCTGGTAGACCTGCCCGGTGCTCTGCGCTGTCGCAACGCCGCTGCTAATGATCCACGCCGCGCCTGTCGTCGCCCATGGGTCTGTCGTAGCAAACCCGCCGTTGACGATCCTGTCGTATGCCCCGCCGCCATTGAGCGCGCGGACGATGGACTCGATCAGAGACCTGACCAGTGATCGAGTCACGGCTGCGCATCACTCACGATCCTGCCCAACTCATCATCGACGATCATC